CGTCGCCGTCCCGTTGATTGTCGCGTCCGCTGTCAACGTCCCCGACGTGCAGGCCGTGTTGCTGTAAACGGCGATCCCGATGATCGAACCCGCAATCGGCACTGGGATTTGCTTGAAATTCGCCCCGTCCGCGCTCGCGTCCGTCCCCCATTCGGCCGTCGTCTGACTCGCCGCCACGTCCACGTCGTAATAATTGAAGTTCAGCACCCGCAACTCCGGCTTGCCGTTAACATTGCCCGTCGATTCCACGGCCGTTACGTAAGCCGTGCCCCAGTAATTCGACGAGCCTCCCAGGTCCAAGCCGGTGGTCGTCGTCGGATACAGCTTCGCTCCGCTCAACTTCAGCTCGCTCGTCGGATTCCCCGTCCCCGCCGTCTGCACATAAAAATCCAGCGTCGAGTCATAGCTGGTTGAAGTGTTGTCATCGGTGATAGCTTTGATCCAGGCCGTCGGAAACCAAAGCGGAATTGCATTGTCATTTAGCGCTTTGAACCCCACTCGTACCCCATTGCCCGCGCCCAAATCGGACACGTCCAGGGATTGGCTCACCGTCGTGATGTCCAGTTCATTGTGATACAAACCTAAACTGTAGGACTGGCTTATTCCCCGACCAATCGTCACGGCTTGTAATGTGCTGGCTCCGGTGTTCATAATGGAATTACATGTTAGATCACCGGCGTTGCTTAGCCTGCTCGCTCCGGCTGTTTGCATGTTTCCGGCGACCACATTTAGATTTCCGGTTGAAATGGTAAGTCCGCTTACGGATTCATTGAGCACTTGCCCCGTCAGCGTGGTGTCGCCATCTACGATCAATCCGCCCGTGATTCTCAAATTCGTCAGTTTGGTCGTTTCCCAATCGGGAGGATTGGATTGTACCGGCGGCGTCTGGCACGTCAGCGCCACCAACATCAAGACTACCAAAAATGCCGCCGCCGGAATGATTTTCGCGTAAAGTTTCATCGCCCTTTTCCTTTCTTTGTTCATAAAAAAAATTACCTGATCTCCGCCTGCCACGTCTTGAACAGGCTTGATTGATCAATCGCCGGACCGAGTGACCGATTGCCGGATACCGAATTGCTCAGCACCCAGCGGATTGCGTTCCATTCCGCCGTCTGCCAGGTTTGCAGGATCTTGCCCTTTGTCACATTGTCGCCGTTGAAGGCCAGTTCCCAACCTACCCGCAAGGCCAGCGCATGAAGGCATTTGCCAGGCACTTCGCCGATCGTCACCGCATCCGGCGTCGCTATATTCGCCGCCGTGATCGCCGTCGGCGCCTGCTGAAACTCCATCACCAACGTCCGCGCCGTCGTCGTCTTGGGGTAGATCAAGACCTTATTGGCCGCTGGATCGAAACCCCATTTGTCCGGGTAATCGGCCGTCGTCTGGCCGTTGCGCTCATCCTCGTCCAACGCCGCTACACCCGCCCCGTCCAAAAAACTCAACTCGGCTAGGTCGTGCTCGGGGTCGCTGCCCGTGTTGCTGTAATAAATCCGCCGCAAGGCCAGTTCGTGCAGCGTCGCCGGCAAACCGTAACTCATTGCCGACGCTCCCAACGACAGCTCTCCCGTCGTCAACAAAAGTCTTGGATTCTGTTCCAGAAATTCGCCGACGGCGCGGTTTACAATATCCGCCAGCAACGCCGTCTGCTCGGCGGGCGTCTGGCCCATCCGCTCGAAATCGGTGATCCCCGCCAGCGTCTTGGCTTGCGCCAAAAGCGACCCCAGGTTGATCCCCCCGCTTAATCCGCCCACCGCGACCGTCGGCATCTTCCTTACCTCCTCGCCGCCCTTGCGCCGTCCTTGCCTATTTCACGGCTAAATAACGGCGGCAAAGCAGGCAACCGTGCGCGACCGAAAAATCGACGCTCACGCATTCATTCCCCGTCAACGGGTTCCGATTGTTCGGCCCGGATTCGGTCTCGTCATCCCAGCCGAAATACATCTCAATGTCGCCTTCCGTCGCGTCCGTCTCGATGTACCAATCCCCTTGCACCGTCAGCCACGGAAAGACCAGGTACTTGTCCTTCGCCGTCGCGAAACGATTCGCCGTGTTCGGCGCGTTGTTCGCCGACGCCGGCTCAAACTGCGCCAGGAAGATCTTGATCGCCTTGCCTTCCAAGCTCTCGTCGATGATCACCCGCTTGGCCTTGATGTCCAGCGGCGAACCCGTGTTGTCTTTCCAACGCCGGATTACCGTGCGGTACGTGTCGAACGTCGTCTCGGTTAAGTCGGCGCTCACGGGGGTGAAGTAGTTCGTCCATGTGTTCCCGGCCATGCTCCGGTGCGGATGGTTCGCCGAGAAGATCGCTTGCCCGTCTCCGCCGTTGGCGTTGATCAGCGGCAGTCCGCCCACAATCGGCACGGTCGCCCCCGTGTGCCCATACTCGAAATAGGCCGCGGCGATGATTTCCTTCGCCTTCGTCGGCGCCATTTTGAGCTGGCTCATTAGCCGCGTCATCAGCTCCTGCTGATTGAACTTCCGAAAGGCTTTCGTGATGTCCAACAGCGCCGCCCACTGGTGTTGCGTGAAGCTCTGCGCGAACCCTTTCTTGAACGACATCATCGGGCGCGGCGAACCTTCCGTCCAGAACTGCGCGGCCGCCATGTTTTCCACGTCCTGCACCTTGAAGTCCACAATCTGCGTCGTCCCCACCCGCATTAACTTCCGGTAGAATGAGTTCTTGTTCAGGTTGCTCATTACCGTCTGCACTCTCTTCACTCCGGCGTCCAGGAAGGAACCGAAGTCGTTTGTCGTAATTGCCATGATCGTTAATTCCTTTCTTTTTCTTGGATCGCCGGATTACTGGCTGACGCCGGCTGAACGCAGTTTCGCCAGGAATGTCCGTGGACTGGCCGAGGCCGTCGCGCTGTACGGGTTGTTGTCCACCCCGGGATACAGGCCCAGGAGCTGCAGCGTCAGGGTGCCCGCCGTCGTGTTTACCGTGTTTGAATCGACCGTGATCGTCCCCAGCGGATTGCCGTACGGCTGGTCCACCGCGCCGATCTCCAACGCCGTCGGCGAGGTCACCACGATATCGGCATACGTCGCTACCCCGCTGCCGCTGTTGCCGTTCGTGATCGGCGTCGTCAGCCCGTCCTCGGTGATCGCGAAGACGATGTTGCCGATCGGATAGCCCAGGAAGTAATAGTCGGCCGCTTCCAACTCGGCCTTGCTCACGTACTGTTTGGGAAGCCGCACGCCGCGCGCGTCGAACAGGCCCGCCACATAGTAGTCGGCTGAATTCTCGCCGCTGACCACCGTGATCTGACCATTCGCTGAGGCCAGCGTCCACGCCCCTACCCACACCGGCGTGTGCGTGTCGCTGTGGCTCATCAGGATCATATTGCGCGCGGCTACGGGAAAGTTTGCGTTGAGTCCGTGAATTTCCGGACAACGGAACTGAATGCCCATGATGCTCTTTCCTCCTCATGGATTCGCGCCAGGGGCAAATTAAATCCCCCGGTCATACGCCCGGGGGACATAGCGTTTGTTGATGATTCCCCGCTGATGTGTCGTTTCTTCCGCGCCGGCGTTTCGGGGTCGAAGAGGCGCCGCGCGGCTGATTCGTTCCTTAATGACTCATCACGGGCACTCCAAAGCCCGCTACCATCTCGCCTTCCACTTTGCAGCCCAGCGGCAGATCGCTTTGCGCACGCACCGTCGATTTCTGCAATGTCTGCGCCCGCGCGTCCGATAGTTCCAGCTTCTTTTTCTTGTACCACTCATACGTCGTTTGCAGGCTAACGCAAAGGATGCAGTCGCCCACCTGCGCGAATCCCCGCGCATTGAAAATGTAATCGGGCAAATCCGCGAACACGTCACCAAGCACCTTGGCCACCGGCACCGCCAACGGCTTTTTCCCATGGCTCCCGTTCGTCCGCTCGTCTCTCTGGAAATTGTCCACGCCGATTAGGTAATAGTGCAGCTTCGTCCCGTCGCGCTTCGTCAGCGGCGCCCAGCCCGGCAATCCGTTCTCGCGGTCAATGTCGTTGCCCTCGTCGAAATCGTCCAGATCCGTTATCCCCATCGCCGCCTGCGCCTTCACCGCCCGCGCCAGTTCATCCACGGTCGCCACTTGTAGCACCTTTTGCAGGTCCGCATTGCTCACCGTCGCCGTCTCGCACGGCTTCGTTGTCTCTTGCGTATCTTTTCCCATCACCGTGTCCCCTCGTTAAATTCTCGCCACGTTCGCCTTCGCGCGCTCGCTCAATTCCGTCTTTGGCGCCGCGCTTTGCCGCCCGCTTTTGCCGCCGATCTTGCCCAGACTCAACTTCTTGAGCTTCGCCAGCCGTTCCTGCGCTGCCGTTTTATCCATCCCCGGCTTCGCCCCCATCGGCGCTTTCCCCATCGCCAGCAATGCCTGATTGACCGCCTGCGCCTGCCTCGAGAGCGGCGCATCCGCCCCTACCCGCCCTTCGGCGATCAGCCGCGCCAACAGCACCTTGTGCCCCGCCAACGGCTTGTAATGCGTCGCCACGGTCTCCACGCGCTTCATCAACCGCAAATCCTGCTGCGCTTGGTCGCTGCTTTGTTTCACCCGCTGCAACTCGTTGTACATTTTGCGTTGTTGGTTCACGACGAAGTTCCAGGTTGGCCCCTCGTTCGATTTCTCCTCTTTCATCTGCGTAATCGCCGCGCATATTTCGTCATACTCGTCCCGCAGATTTTTGTAAATTTCTAGGTGCGACTCACGCTGCTCGGCCACGGTCTCTTTCACGTTTTCAAAATTGATCGTATCCTCCGCCGTGCTTTGCTCATCCGCCAGCTCAAAAACCGCTGCCTTCGCCGCCGGCTCCTTCGCCGCCGTCTCCTTGGCCGTCGCAACCGCCTCTGTTCCGCCAGCCATCCGCTTTTCATATTCGTCCATCAAAAGCTTGGCATAATCCGGGTTCTTCTCCGCCAACGCCTCGATCGCGTCCAGCACCGGATCGCTTTCGGCCCCCACTTCGCCTCCCTTTCCTTCCTCTGCGCCCGTTCGCTTCTCCTCACCTGCCTTCTCTTCGCCGCCTTCCTCTTCGCCCGCGGCTTCGGCGCCTTCCGCCTCCTCGTCTTCTGGCCGTGTCAACCCTTCGCCAAGCTCGCTATCGGCGCCTTTATCCAGTTCTTCGCTTGTTACCGTCATACTCGCCACTCCTCGTTAAAATAAAACCCCCGCCAACCGCTTCTTGCGCGGTCAACGGGGGTAATGCCTTGTGTCGGCGAATCCCCGCCGTCTTATTTTACTGCCACCGAATCCATTCTGCTTTGCTGTTGCTCAGCGTCAAGCAGCGCTTCAATCGTCTCCCGGCGCAGCTTGTTCCATGAATCTACGCCGGCCACCCGCCCCTGGAACACGTGAATGATCACTTGCGCTCCGTGCGGGTATATCATGCCTTCGCGTATCAATTCTTCCACTAGTTCATCGGCCATTGTCAAGAAGTTTTTAATTGCCATTTTCCTTTTTCTGCACTAATTCGTCAATCCGCGCCTTGAAATGGATACATCCGAATCGCGGACCGCACTGCGTCATCGCAAGAGCCTGCATCCCCCCGGGCGCCAGCTCGATCGGCGTAAAGGTCACGAAAGCCAGGCAAAGACCAAAATGAATCCGAAATTGCCTTAGCCCCTGCGGCGTGTTCTTGATCATCATCCGGTCCAATTCCTGCCACATCTGACAGTTCTGACAGTAAACTTTTTCTTCCTGCATTATTCCACTTCCTTCGGCTTGTCTGCCCCAAAATTCAAAATCACGTGCCGCTCGCGCACGATTGAATGCGGCTCGCCATCGATCGCCAAGTGACAACCTTCCTGGCTGTCGATCAATACCCAATCCCCGATTTCCAGCTCTTCCACCTTTGGGCCTTTCGCCACGATCCGCGCCAGCCGCCCATACGCCCGATACCAATCCTCCAATAATTTCACACCACCGGCGCTCGCCCCCGCCTTGCGCTCGTGCTTCACCAAAACCCGGTCAAAAAGTGGTCCGACCGTAAAGTCCGTCCCCGCCATCGCGCCGGCAAAATCGTTTAACCGATAAAGCATGTGCCGCGGCTCCAAAAAGGCCCACATGTCCCGCCCATTCGCCACGATCGCCCGCCGGCCCGCTCCGTCCGGCAAGAGGTAATCCACGTCCGGACTCGGCTCGCCCGTCATCGTCCGCAACGGCCGCGTGAACCATTGCACTCCCGTCCAGCGCGAAATCTCCACCAGATCCCCCCATTCGACGCTTTCCACGCCCTCGCCGATCCCGAAAACCCAGCCCAGCCAGCGCGCGTTATCGGAGGTGCTCGGGATCAAAAGCCCGGAGGCCCGCGGGAACCGGCTGGCGTGTACCGCCAGGACCGCCACCTTGCCCGGCGACGGTCGAATCCGCAACCTCGCGCAACCGTTGCCTGTCTCGATATTCCTCGCGGATTCGCCCCGCTCCGCGCTCGTAGGCGTCTCTGAACAAATGGCCATTGATCAGTTCCTCCATTACGTGAAAATTCATTTCGTTCGCGGTGATTTTCTGCAACTTGATCAAACCGTCCTCAAGCACCGGCCCGCCTTTCGGTTCCAGGTAAGTCCGGCTGATCTCCTGCCGCCGCCGCGCCTCTTCCATCACCTCCCGCACGAACGGATGATCCAGAAACGACTCGAACATCGCCTGGTGCTTCGCCAACTTCTCCGCCATCAATGCCTCACAATTGCTGCCTTCTTCTGGCATTTTTCAAGTTTCCTTCTTTTTCTAAATCATGCCTGCCCGTTCTTTTTAATCATCTTCCTCGCTCACAATCCCGATAACAATTTCGGTTAAAATTTCTGAACAACTTAGACATAATGCAATGTTTTTGCGTCTAATCGTTCTTGGAACGTATGGCCGTAGGATCTCAATATCCGCTCTGGCATGGATTGCTGTCGCTCCATCGAGACGTGGCCTTTTTTGTAATACTTTTCCGCATATCGTGCAAATAAATGGAAATGAAATTTTGATGTCTTTTAAAACGTCCATCTTATGCTCCCATCATCGGTAATCCCGCCGGCCCTGTCGGTTGAGTCGGCCCAGCCACCGGCGGCCCTTGCGAAGGCATCCCTGGCCCGGCCGCTCCACCCGCTCCGCCTACTCCGCCTACTCCGCCGGCGGCGCCCGGCCCAGGGACCATGCCAGTCATCATCAACTTCGCCAGCGCCTTTTTTGCCTCGTCCGGCAGCAACATCGCCCCTTGTTGCCCGAAGGCCGTTTGCAGATTCGCCAGCATATTCTGGATCGTCAGCATGTCGTAACCCTGCGCGATAAACCGATCGGCGTTGGGAATCCCCAACAACATGCCCCAGTACGAATAAAGTTCCGTCGTCTCCGCCTGACCCGATTGCTGCAATGCCCCTGCATATTTCTCGAATGCCTGAATTAGGTTCATTTTGTTCCCTGGTGACGTCAAACCCGTCATCTGCCAATCAATCAACGTCTCATCGATCAGCATCTCAGGCGCCACCGTCACCATTTGAACCTGCCCTTGCTCCTTGCTGATCGCCGTGTGCTCCGTCATCCCCGCCAACCGCATCGCCTGGCATTGAATCACATAGCATCGCGCCACGACTTGCCGTAAAAATCCTTGTTCGAGATTTTTTTCCTGGTATCGGATCAGACTCAGCGATTGCTGTAAATTGTTCGCGCTCTGCGTCGCCGTCTTGCTCCGGTCGGTTCCCTCGACCGCCGAGGTGACCCCCGTTAACTCGCGAATGTCTTCATCCTGCCGGTCGGCCATCCGCTGCATGATGGGAATCGCTTCCGCGTTGAAAAGAATCGGATCAATGATTTTCCCGGCATTCGCGTCGCCCGTGATTTTGATCCCTTCGCCGCTCGTTAGTTTCACCTGCCCGCCACGCTCGGCCAGGAACTGCTGATCGATCAAATACTCCCGATACGTGAACGGCGGATCGGCGCACGCCGCCGAGGTCAAAATCATCGCACGCAGAAAATGATTGATTATTCGCTCCTGCCACGCCGACCGATGATACATCCCGCGCCCCCAAATCCGCCCGTTCCGCGCGACTAACTTGTGAGCCACTAACGGCCCTGCTCCGCGCGGCAAACTCAAAGGAAAAGGCCGGCACTGGATTAATATTTCCTCTACGCGCTCGATCTGCCACCAGTATCGCTCCCGCGCCTTTTCGGCGTCAAAACCATACTCCTCCGCCATCGCCCGCCAAATGCTTTCATCTTCTTCATCGATGCCCGACTCCTCGCGCAGTTGATGCCCGATCCAGGGGCCGTAATATATTCGCCGCCCGTAAAGATCATCTTTAAACCCCGCCGATTGCTCGCTCTGACCCGTCGCTGGATCGCGCCGCCTCTGCGCTGTGCTTCCTGATTCAATCACCTTCTCGACGTTTTTATAACCGTTTTCCGGGCTTTCTAGGTCCGCCCGCGTCAGCGGCGCGTAAATCGTCACCGCTGTCTGGCTGAAATTATTTACGTCCGTCCGCCACGGCCAAACGTTGAACGGATCGAAATATTGCAGCGTCGGTCCGCTTTCGATCATTGATTCCGCGTCGTGCTCATTGTAGCTCACTTCGTGCGTCACCAGGCCAATCATGGTGCCTTTCAGCGTCAGGTCGTCGATTAGCATCCCCAAAAGCTGAATAAATCCGTTCTCCGCGTCCTCCGGCCGCATCAATTTGAATTTCGCCCGCATCATCGCCGTGATGCCCTCGGCATACTGCTCAAGGCCCGCCCATTTCGCTTCGCCCTCGAAAAAATCCATCCGCGCCGGATCCGGAATCAAGTCGTTCATGAGCGCCGCTTTGAAAATTTCCCGCGCTTTGTCGATCGCTGCTAGGTAAAAACCCAACTCAGATAGGATGTCGCCAGGATTGTCCCGCTCCGCCTTGCCGTCCGCCATCCGCTCGAAAAGCTGCCACTCCCTTTTCTCCGCAGCTGACAAACTCTCCGCTCGCGCCTCGCCCGCTCGCAGCACCTGCACGATCGCCGTCTCGATCCTTTCCAGGTCCGGCCCCGGCCCCGCCGGCAACGGCTCGCCTATCTCGCCTTCATTAATCGTCATTTCATCCATCGTGGGCGCCATCACCATTGGTCGTTCCTCCTCACAACTTACTCAGTAATCCGCTGCGCAACTCGCGCTGCGTCGAAAATGGTTCCGACCGGCGCAAAATCTTCTCGCGTTCGATCTGTTTATCGCTCCCTGCCTCCCGCGCCTGCCGCATGATCATCATTGCCAATTGATCCTCCACCACCGTCGGCGCCGCCGGTTTCAGACGATGCCATTCCACCACCCCCAGCAGGCAATCAATCGAGTGATCGTCCTTGTCCACCATCCGCTCATATTCATTGCGCCGCTCGCTCTGGCTTGCCGACAACTCCTGCCAACGCGCATTTTTCATCTCATCGATCAGCCCCGCGCAGTCCTCCGTGATCACCAGACGACGGTCCCGCAGCAGGTTTTTGACAAATAACAGGCTGCCCTCCGGCCCGTGCTTCCGCTTGCGCCAGCCGATGAACGGAATGCCCAAGGAGACGTACTTCTCCGCGATGGTCACCCCGTCGCTTTGGTCGACGGCCGCCGGATCGATCAGCCGCATCGCCGGCTGAATCCCCTCGCAAAGTCGCTTAAGATGCGGCAAATGCTCCTCGGGCGTTCGCCCCGCCGCCCGATACTCCCGCCAAACCCAAAACCGTCCGTCAAAATCAATCGACACGATCAAGGCCGCCGCCACGTTGCGGAAACCCCAGTCGTGCGCCAGGATATGCACCCATCCCGTCCCGGCCAGATCGCGCCGCCCCACGACGTGGATCGCCTCATCAAACTCGTCAAACACCTGCCCCTCGAACGCGTCCCAGTCCCCTTCCAGGTACCGCCGCACCCAAATCGCCGGATACTGCGCCCGTAGTTTGGCCTCAAAATCAGGCGGATTGTGCGGATTGTCCCGCGGCAACGCCGGCACAAAAGCTCGCACGAGATCGGTGTTACAACCATTGCCATCGATCACCCGGTACGTCTGCTTCGCTAGGTCGTGCCCAACCGGAAATCCGCGCTTACACCACCCAGGCCCTGGATTACTCGCCCAAAACAAGCGCGCCGGCGCATGGCCGCCGCCTGGCAACGGACAACGCCCCAGAGCCGCCGATACTGTGTTGACAAATGCCTCAGACACCTCGATTGCCTCATCGATGCCGATCCATCCCAGATTGGCGGACATTAAACTGGCCTCGTCCTTAGTATCCCGCCATTGGATCTCCGATACCGCCCCGTTGATCGCTATCTCTAACGTCGGCCGATTGCCGCCTACCCACCGCACATGCAAACCCTGTTGCAAATAGGCGGGTAAAACAAACCGCGTCATTATTTTTTTCGTGGTATCGTTGAGATCGACCAGATCCTTGCGGACGAGCACCCCGATGTTGCCCGGATATGCAATCGACTGCCGTAGGGCCTCCTGGCACAGCGCAAATGACTTTCCCGGTCCGCGCGCGCCGCCGAAACCCACTTGGTCATACGCCGCCACGCAGGCGTGAAATTGCTGCTGCTTGGCCGTTGGCTCGACCGCGAATGGCGTCTTAGGTGTTTCCGTGGCCGTTGCCATCCCCATCTCCATCCCGCCGCGATTGCACCATCACCACGCCCCGGTCGATTATGTCCGCCGGCTCGACGGCCTGCGCCGGGTGCGGCAGGGGAAAATTTATCTGGATGTGGGTTGATGGCTCTGCGGCCTGAGCATTGATCCGCCGGCCCCAGTCAGCGATCTTGACCATCACCCCGGCGGCACAAACCTTGGCCCGGTCGTCATGCGATCGACGGACAATCCCATTCATCACCGCCACCACCCCGCGCGGCTCCCCGATGTGTGTGAGCGATTTCTGCGCGGCGTTCAGCCGATCACGCTCCTGCCGCGCCACCGCCCGGTCGATCTTGTTCTGGAGCTGCACGTCTGTCATCGCTGCCCCTTCTCGCGAAAACCCTAAAGTCCCTGTGCAATCGAGGGGAGATGCAGAGCGGGAACAGTGAGGAGAAAACCTGCGGGAATGGTGACCCATCTCCCCCCGATCACAGCCAATGATCTATCCCGGATGATTTATGTGTCAAGATGAAAATGTGTCAAAAGGATACAATGGATTGAAAAGATACATGATGTGTCAAAATGTAACACGTGAAACAAAGAAGGCCCGCCGGTGATGGGGCGGCGGGCCAGGAAGTCGGCGACGGCAGGCTACTCGGATTTTTCCCCTTTCCGCGCCGCCGCCCGCTCAATCCGCTCGCACAGGTCCGACATGGCGCGCCGTAAGAAGTGGCCAAAATAGCGTGTCCGACTGAGCCACATGGCGTTGTCCACGCGCTCGTGCTCGGCGGAGGTGAGCCTCACCGTCGTCAGCCACTCGGTTTTTTTAGTTTTCGGTTTCGACATTTTATTTGTCCTTCTTTTAAAAGTTTGGGGCGGGGCCCGCCCCAATTCTCATCATTTACAGCGCGTACTCGCGCGACAATTTCCGACCATGCCAATCGATCTGGAGCAACGCGGAGTAACGTGTGACCTCCCGGTCACCCTCACACTGAGGACAATAGCCCTTGTGAATCCGGGGGGTCACGATTGACCCCTCCGGCGCGTGTGTGCGCACCTCGACCAGTGCGGCCCACTCTGTAGCGGGCAGTTCCGTGGCATCATCCACGGCAAATTTTGCGCAAAAATCCGAGCACAGATCCTCGTCGTGGGCGTCACGGACATCAGATTCAGTGATTCGCGTATACCGCTCGTGATCGGTCAGCGCTGCAAATACGTGATCGTGGACCAGGTGCAGCAGCTCGGTATCGGGTAGCAGATGCTCGGACAGCCGTCCGCGGTCGGCGTCACTCCCGATTTCACTGACCACTGCCTCGGCGGCGGCGCGGAATTGCGATTCCCGTTCCATCTTCGCCTGCTCGTCTGCGATTTTCCGTTTTTCCGCTGTCGCCAAATGCTGAGCATTGATCGTCTCCAATTCCGACACCCAGGCTACCGCCTCAGCGCTGGCCGCGATCTCGTCGCGGAATCCCCGCTCGGTATCGGTACGCGGGATCGGCCAGTCGGGGCAAATCATGCTGAGGTAGCCGACAGGTGGGTGATATGTCGATTTCTCGCAGGTGAGCCGATTGGTCAGGACGTGGCGGACCTCAGCGCGGTATTTCTCCGACCGCTGCTTGGTCGCGTCCGCCTCATTCTGTCGCCGAGCAATCCGCGCATCCAGCACGCGGACGATCTCGGCCAGTGTCCCCTCAGTCACCGGAGGATCGCCGGCGCCGCGACCTAGCGTTCCATTGCCGTGTTCTGGTGCGCCCAGGTCACTCACCCGCGCCAGTTCGTCGCGTCGCTCGGACGTCAGAGCGTCCACGTCGGACTGTAGGAGGTCCAGCCGCGCGTAGCCGCTGACAGATTTGCCTGCGCGGATAGCCGCGCTAGGGTCGATGTACAGGTGCGTATACATGATATGCTCCTCCCGGACCAGGTCCGGTTTTGCTCACGCCATGCGTGAGCGGGATTTGATCGGACGGGGCACCGTCGCGATCTAAAAACGTTTTTTGTCCCTGTGATTTCCTCCCGTTCAGATTTTTGCTCGCCCCCTGAGCATACCTGCACTATATATCAGGTATATCAGGGATGTCAAGGATTATTTTATATTTTTTTAATATTTTTTAGATGTGTCAAAATGTGCCACGTGGAACTAGGTCGCTTCATATCCATCTCCGAAACGGACAGGCCAGAAAACCGATGAAGCCGCAGACCACCACAAAAAAAAAGAAGAGCGAAAAGAAAATCACGATCACCATGATTGCGGTGAGCATCTCCAAAACGCGGCATCCCCTGCTGATTGCTTCGTCAAAGATGTTCATCGTTTCTGATCTCCTCTGCAAATACTCCCGGCAAGAATAGGATCGCCAGCGGGACCATGCACAGGCGCGGCTCGCCCCAGGCGATGATCAATGAATGGATCGTGAGCCATGGAAGCAAGAAACACCAAAAAGTCAGTCGCAATTGGCGCGGCCAGTGCCGCCACCGTGCCAGAGCGATGAACGGGATAAGCGACAGCACGGCGAACATCACCATGAAATCCGACGGCTCGTCGGGAAATCTAAACGGTCCCCAGGTCACTTTATCTTCAATTTGCACGACGAACGGATGGGGCCAGTAGTGCCAGAAAATCGAGCCATAGACGACTGCCCACGTGATCCATCCCGCCAGCGCCGTCTTGCGATGCCCGTAGACCAGCGCCAACATCGGGATCAGTCCGCTTGTTGCGCGATTGGTCGCGGCC